GAATGGAATCGGGGGATGTATTTTTATTGAGAGATACGCATTGGCTTCCAGAGGTTGAGAGAGAATTAATGACTTTTCCAGCAGGAGCTCATGATGACATCATTGATACATTATCTTATGGTGTTCAAATGTTACAAGAAGCAAGAAGCTGGAGCGCGTATTAATGGCCGAAGATAAATCAAGATTTTCAAAAGCATTAGATTGGTTGAATGCACCAACTGATGCAAGAGTTCGTAGAGAACAAAAAGGTTTACTTGTAAACCAATCAGAGTATTCATATTTAAATCAATCAGTAATGGGTTACAATACCCAGTCTGGTTATTTTGACCACAAAAAATTAGCAGAACTAGGAGACGGCACAGGAAACTCTGCTGTTATTGCATGTCTTAGTGTTTTAGCAACCTCATTCGCAGAACCTGGACTTTTAGTAGCAACAAGAAATGCTGAAGGTGATTATGCACAAGATATGAACCATCCAATGGCTAGATTGTTTAGAAAACCAAATCCTTACATGACACAACAGTTATTGGCTAACTATATTGTTACTTCTTTAAATGCAAACGGCGATGCTTTTATTTATAAAAATAGGAATCAAAGAGGACAAGTTGTAGAACTAGTTCCTTTAATGCCTCACTTAGTAGAAGCTAAAGGTAACGAAAACGAACTTATTACACATTTTGATTATCAACCACAAGGTGGTATGCAGGGTGAAGATTCTGTAAAGATAGAAAAAAAAGATATGATTCATTTACGCCAAAATGTTGACCCAAATAACATGAGGCGAGGTCTTGCTCCGCTTAGAGGCGTTCTAAGGGAAATAGCAGGAGACGAAGCCGCAGGACAATACACTGCTGCTTTGTTGCACAATATGGCAGTACCCGGAGTAATTCTCTCTCCAAGAGATGACCAAATGGGTGGGCCAACAAGAGAAGAAGCCGAAGCTATTGCTGATATGTATAAGCAAAAGTTTGGGGGTAAGAACAGAGGTGCTCCTATGGTCTTATCCGGTGCTATGAATGTAGAAATCGTTTCTTTCTCACCAGACCAAATGAAGTTGGCAGAATTAAGAAGAATACCAGAAGAAAGAGTTTCAGCGGTACTTGGCGTTCCAGCTATTCTCGCAGGACTCGGTGCTGGTCTTGATTCGGCAACTTATTCAAATACGAAAGAACTGAGAGAGTTCTTTACAGAGTCTAAACTAGTTCCAATGTGGAACATTGTTGCGCAAGATTTGACTCATCAATTGTTACGACCAGAGTTTGACAGTAGTGATAACGAATACGCAGAATTTGATATTTCTAATGTTAGAGCTTTAGCTGATGACAAAGACAATCTCTATAAACGCATGAACACTGCTGTACAAGGGGGTTGGGTAACAATTGGCGAAGCAAGAAAAGTTGTAGGACTAGAGGCTGATAATAGACATGATGTTTATTTAAGACCTCTTAACATGATTCAAGTTACAGAAGATGGTTCGCCACTTCTTAATGATAATCCTACAGATAAACCTGCTCCGGCAAATAACAATGATGATGAAGAAAGCAAACTAACAAGTATAGACTTAGCTCCAGAAGTACAAAGAACAGAAGAAGTATTGACTACACCTACAAGACTTGACAATGATAAAGTTGCAGTTGGTAAAGATATCTTTGATAATCCGGGCGAAGCTATTGAGAGGTCTAAAGAATTAAGTTGTTCTCTTGGTGTACATAGTCATGAAGTAAACGGCAAAGAAGTCTTTATGCCTTGTAAAACACATGAAGAATATGAAGAGGCTGTTAGCAAACCTAAAAAGTCTAAAGACATTGAGGAATTAAAAGTCTCTTTAGAAGAAGCTGAAACAATGTACGAAAAAGGAGACAAACTAAATAGTCCGGAAGAAAAAGCACCAGATAAAGTTACAAACTTTCCAAAAAGTGGAGATAATCAGAAAATAAGCTTATCTAACTCACAACATAAACAATTTCCTAGTCACGCCTATGTTAAAGATTTAAAAGAAAACTGGCCAGAGATTTGGAGAAGAGCAGGTACCGGTGGTAATCCTCCTACTTCATTTACTGGTAACGATGCTTTCAATAGATGGACAGCTTACAAAGGCGGAGATAGAAGCGAATCAGTTCTTAACTGGGTTAAGAGAAGAGAACGCTTTATGAATCGTCATAAAAAAAATAACAGACTTAACGGAACTATTGCCGTTATGAAATGGGGCGGAGTAACTGCTGGTGGTGTGTCCCAAATGAAATCAGTTGTTAATGATTACAAAAAAGTTATTAGAGAGCGTAGAAAAAAGTCAATTAATATAGCTGAAGAGTATTTGTTAAAAGCAGTATCTGGTCGAGTTAGAACTGCGCTTACTAACAAAGTAAAAGACCACAACGATAAAAATCCAAAACATCGTGCAACACTTCGTATGCTAATTGCTGTATTTAACAGAGGAGTTGGAGCATATAGAACTAACCCAGGTTCAGTCAGAGGCAATGTTACATCTGCTGACCAGTGGGCAATGGCCAGAGTTAACGGTTTTATAAGAGCATTAAGAACTGGTAAATTTAGAAGAAAACCTTACGACCAAGATTTACTGCCAAGCTCACATCCATTATCTTCAAAGAAATCTGGTAACAAAGCAGAGTCAGTCAGAGTTGGTCAAGCTGTAAGTTGGTCTATAAATAAAGACCCAGACCCACCATCAATTGTTCATGGTATTGTTACATCAGTAAGTGATGACGAAGCAACTATCATGGTATGGGCTCGTTTAGAAAATGGTGACCATCAGAAAACAGATAGAAGTGTAAAAGTTCTTATTTCAAAACTCAAAATAATATCAGACTTCAGATAATAAAAAACTAAATCCCTAAAACATAGTATAAAATAGTTAAGACGCACATCTGAATAATCTATTGTACAATTTAAGATTGAAGGATGTATGAATAACGAATCTAAAAATATTGATATAGAGTTAAAAGAAGACTCTGGTCAAGTCGAAGCAGTTTTCAGTTTGTTCAACTCTCTTGACAGTGACGGAGATGTTGTTGTACCGGGAGCTGTCAAATCTGGTTTTAAAAATAATCAAGTACCTATGGTTTGGTCTCACAAATGGGACATGCCTATTGGTAAAGGTACAATCGCACAAGATAATGATAAAGCAGTATTTAAAGGCGAATTTTTTATGGACACAGAGTCTGGTAAAGAAGCTTATAATCTTGTAAAAAATATGGGCGATATGCAACAATGGTCTTTTGGCTATAAAGTAAACGATTCCGAGTTTGCTAAAGCAGAAACACAAAATGGTGAAACAGACGCTAGATACCTTAAAGACCTTACAGTTTACGAAGTCTCTCCTGTTTTAGTTGGAGCTAATCAAGATACATATACTCTTGCTATAAAGTCCAACACAGAATTACTTAAAGAAATTACAGAAGAAAAAAGTGGAGAAGAAGAAGTTGAAGTTTCTTCTACCTGTGCTTGCAACTGTGGTTCTAAGAGTGATGGAGATGACAAAGAAGAAATGAAGTCTTGCAAATATCACGAAGGTGGTCCTTGTGCTAAAGATGGTAAAAAATCTGGTGCTAAAGGTAAAGGCGAGTGTAAATATGGTAATGGAGGTAACTGTATGAAAGAATATGATGATGAAAAAAAATCAGACGAAGATTTAGAAATTTCAGAAGGAAGCAAACCTTTCTCTGATGAAGTCAAAGATGTGCTTGCCGCATTGGATGACTTAGTCGCAAGAGCTAAAGCAATAGCTATGCTCCGAGACGAAGATGGTAGGAAATTAGGTGTTAAAGCCACCGAAGCACTTCGTGCAGTCGCAGACGACTTGAACGATGCTTGGACCGAGATTGATGAGTTCATCGGAGATGTCGGAACTGAGGGTGCTTTGGAGTTAGAAATAGAAGAAGAACTTGTGGAAGATGAACTGACCGAAGAGGCAGAAGCTTCAGTTGATACTATTGATGTTGAAACAGAAGAAGCTCCTGTTGAGGAAGAAGCTCCAGCAGAGGAATCTGTTGAAGAAGAACCAGAATCTGAGGTTGAAGAAGAAGAAACTCCAGAAGATAACACTGATTCATCTGACGATGAGGAATTTGACGCAGAGTGGGCAAGGGCTCAGCAGATTATCGCTGAATCCCTAGTCGAAGAAATAGAAGAAGTATAAGCAATATAGATTGGAGAATCTAAAAAATGGGTAAAATTAACGAACTCATGGACCAAGTTGCTGCTAAGAGAACAGAACTTAAATCTGTCTTTGAAGCTAACGAAGACGGCAAGTACACCTCTGAACAAAAAGAGGAAATTAAGTCAAGAAATGACGAACTTGCTGAACTCGTAGAAGACCTTTCAATTGAGAAGAAAAAAGCTCAAAACGAAAAGGCTCTTACAGAAGATTCAAAGCCAGTATCTGAAATGCCACAAGCTGGTGTATCAGTAGAAGCAAAATCTGTTGGCGAGCAATTTGTAGACACAGATGCATATAAAAATTATATGCAAAATGGTGTCAAAGGTGTTGACTCAAAAGTTGAGACAAAAACATCACTAACAACTACAGGATATCCACCGGAAGTCTTAAGACAACCTGGAATCT